CTGTGGAATACCTGCCTACTTCTTGAGCGCCGAAACGACTTCTATGACTTACTCAAACGCGGTGTCCGAGCGGCGCTCATTAGTAGATTTCTCACTTCGCCCAATACTTAAGGCAATTGAGGAACGCTTATCATTGCCGGACTTCACACCCAATCCAGTGATGACGCGCTTTGCACTTGATGACTTCCTACGCGGTAACGCACTAGAGAGAGCTCAAGTTTATGAAATCCTAAACCGCATTGGCGCGATGAGCGTTGAGCAGATTCAACGAGAGGAAGATTTGATTCCAAATGAAAGTTAATATTCCAATGGTCGTTACAGCGGCCGATACAATTAAGCGCACCATAACTGGAACTATTGTGACTTGGAATGAGCAAGGCAATACTTCAGTTGGCCCAACAGTCTTTGCAGCTGATTCAATTGAAATGAAGCCAGTTAAGTTGCTTCTTGAGCACGACCGCACTCGGCCAATTGGCAAGATGGTTTCTCACAATGTAACTAAGTCTGGCATCGAAGCTACTTTTAAGATTGCCAATACTATGGCTGGAGAAGATGCCCTAATTGAAGCAACTGAAGGCCTACGCGATGGATTTAGCGTTGGAGCTCAGATTAACGAATGGACAAACAACAAAGGCATTATGCAGATTACTTCAGCAACCCTAGATGAAGTTTCTCTAGTTACTGATCCTGCAATTGATTCTGCTCGCGTAAGCGAAGTAGCAGCTTCTGAAAATGAAGCACCAAAAGAAGATTCTGATTTAGCAACCGCTGATTCAGAGAACCCAAACGAAGGAGACCAAGTGTCTGACACTACTGCTCCTGCTCCTGCCGTTGAAGAAGCGGTTGAAGCAGCTAAAGCAAATATGGTTGAGGCGTCTCGCCCAGCCTTTTACACAGCACCTCGCCTTGAATTCACAAAGGCAAAATATCTTGAGAATAGCGTTCGCGCTAAGCTCGGTGATGACGCTGCTCGTCAGTATGTTATGGCAGCAGATGACACCACTTCAAATAACGCTGGCTTGATTCCTACTCGTCAATTAACCGAGGTAATCAACCCACTATCAAATGCTGATCGTTCAACAATTGATGCAATCTCTCGCGGAGTCCTACCAGATGCTGGTATGAGCTTTGAGATTCCAAAGATTACAGCCGTCCCAACAGTTGAAGATGAGAACGAAGGCGATGCAATTGTTGAGACAGGAATGACCAACAGCTTCCTAACAGTAAATGTTAATAAGTATGCAGGTGGCCAGACCTTCTCCGTTGAACTTCTTGACCGAAGCAATCCAGTATTCTTTGATGAGCTAGTCCGTCAAATGGAATATGCCTATTCACTTGCAACAGATAAATTTGTTGCTGCTCAACTTCTTGCTAATGGTCAATTAGCACCAACAGCTCAAGCAAATAGCGCGACAGGCTTGCTTGGCTTCGTTGCTGAAGCAGCTGCTGAAGTTTATGCTGATTCTCTTGGATTTGCTCGTAACTTAATTGTGACACCTGAGCAATGGTCAAAGATTATGAGCTACAACGATTCAGGCCGTCCAATCTACACAGCTTCACAGCCTCAAAACGCAGGTGGAGCAGTAAGCCCACAAAGCCTTCGCGGAAATGTTGCTGGACTTGATCTATATGTATCTCGCGCACTTGGCATCAACCAGAGCGCAGCTCCAACTGGAGATGGAACGATGGTTGTAATCAATCCTGATTCTTACACTTGGTATGAATCCAGCAGATTCCGTCTGCAGACAAATGTGGCTCTAAACGGCCAGATTGAGGTTGCTTACTACGGCTACGGCGCACTTGCCGTTAAAGTTGCAAATGGTTCTTGCCACTTCAACTTAACCTGATAAAACCCTAGTAGTGACGGCCAGTCCGCTCCCGAGCTGGCCGCTCACCTAACTGCTTGAAAGGATGACGAAATGCCAACGATAGTTACAGCCACAGAGCTTAGGACGATTCTTGGCGTTTCGTCATCCCTATATCCAGATGCTTATTTAAACGATATTGTCGATGCTTCAGAAAACTTGGTTTTGCCAATGCTGGTGACATTCCAGAGCAAGATAAATAAAGTCAAGCTTGAGGATAATGTCGCTTACTTTGAAACCGCAACAATTCAAGAATTCACAGAAGGCCAATCCGTAATTATTACTGGCTGCGGATCACCATTTAACGGCACTCACACAGTATTAGCAGATGAGTTATCAGATTATGTCTTTACAGTCGCAATCACCAATGCAGATATATTGGAAAAAAATGTTATCCCAGCAGGAAACGCTGCGCTCTCTGGACTATCAACCTATGTCGGAAATGCCAATGCTGAAGCTGCAATTCTGGCTATCTCAGTCGAAATCTTCCAAGCTAGAACAGCCGCTGGTGGATCAATAGAAGGCATAGATTTTGCAGTAACTCCTTACCGCCTATCCAAGAATTTACTTGCCAAAGTAACTGGCTTACTTGGCCCATACCTTGATGTAGAGACGATGGTTGGTTAATGCCATCAACAATTGCCACAGATGTTAGAGGCGCTATAAAGACTGCGCTTGCTGGCGTAGCTGCCAACATTTACGACTCAGTTCCTGAAGCGCCTATTGTCCCAGCAATTATTGTTATTCCAGACTCGCCCTATATGGAGCTTGAAGTCTTGGGAAAAGCCACAACTAGAGTTAAATTAAATTACACCATCACCGCTTGCGTTGCGTATTTCAGCAATGCCGCTGCTTTAGATAACTTAGAGCAAATGGTCATCAGTATTCTTGGCGCATTAAATGCGTCCAAGTATGAGTTATCAATAGTCGAAAGACCTTCGGTAACCGAAGTAGGAACTACTACCCTGTTAGTTTCAGATATACGCTTGAGCGTCCGCTACGAGCAAACCGCATAGGAGACCCAAATGCCAACAACAGTAATAACTGGGCGCGATGTGACATTCACACTCGATAGCGCTGCTTATGACGCCCAGACAACTAGCGCAGTCCTAAGCTGCGAAACAATTATCGAGACTTATCAAACCCTTGATGGTCGCGCTTATAAGTCCGTAGATAAGCAATGGACTTTCACAATTGAGTTACTTCAGGATTGGGGAGCTGCAAGCTCTCTATTTGAAGCAATGTGGACAGATGCAGAAGCTGCACCAAACACAGCACTCAGCGTTTCATTTACTGCAATAACTGGCGCAGTATTTGCTTTCACAGTATTGCCAATCTTCCCAACTGCTGGCGGAGCTGCTCCTGGAGCACTCACCGACACTTGGACGATGACAGTAATTGGAACACCAACAGAGACCTTCAGCTAAGAGATCGGAGCATCGGGAGCTATGAAAATTTCAATCACAATTAAATACAGCTCAGGCGAATCGGCTACTTACCAAGCTGGATTGCCAGAATGGGCTAAGTGGGAACGCAAAACTGGTAAGTCGATTTATTCGATGAAGGATATTACGGCTTACCAGCAAGCGGACTTCTTAGACCTTGCCTACTTTGCGTATAAGCGCGAAGCAGCAGGGAAGCCAACCAAGTCCCAAGAGATTTGGGAGCTGACAGTTGAGGAAATGACGATTGGAGATGAAAGCCCAAAAGTTACGAGCCCGGAAGCATCAACCGACTAATCATCGAGATTGCTATCGCAACTGGGATTCCGATGCCTTACTGGACAGATATAGACCAAGTATTAACGGCCATAGATATATTAAAGGAGCGTAGCGGTGGCAGATGAGTTACCAATCAGCTATGACAAACGCGAACTCCGTTCAATCATTTCCGCATTTAAAGCGATGGATGACGAAGCCATTAGCCAAGCTAAACGGGAATCTAGCGCGCTGGCTACTTACGCAGCAAATGAAATCAAAGCCTATGCGCTTACAAGGACCTTTGGTCAAGAAGCAGTTAGAAGAATTGCAACTGGCGTTAAAGTCTCGGCAAGTTCTAAAATCGGAGAGTTCTCTTACGGCTTTGCAAGTCAGCGCTTTTCTGGTGGCGGTAGCACACAAAAACTCTGGGCGGGTTATGAATTTGGATCTAATCGCTTGCGTCAGTTCCCGAGAAGAACACCCAGCAAAGGTCGAGGCAATGCTGGCTACTTTATCTACCCAACCCTTCGTAAGATTCAGCCTGAATTGATTAAAAAATGGCAAGATGCCTTTTCCAAGATATTGAAAGAGTGGGATAAGTAATGTCTGGCAGTAGAACACTTAAACTTTCAATCCTTGCAGATGTTGATGATTTAAAAAAGAAGCTTGATACTGGGTCGAAAGAAGTAGAAGGCTTTGGCGGTAAGTTAGAAAAGTTTGGCAAAGTAGCAGCGGTTGCATTTGCAGCGGCAGCAGCAGCAGCCGCAGCCTACGCTGGCAAGTTAGCAATTGAAGGTGTCAAGGCCGCCATCGAAGATGAGGCTGCCCAACTTAGATTAGCCAACGCTCTTAAAAATGTTACTGGCGCAACCAATGACCAGATAGCCGCGATAGAGCAACAAATCCTAAAGACTTCGCTGGCTACTGGCGTTGCTGATGATCAACTACGACCAGCCTACCAACGCCTAGCTATAGCAACGGGCGATGTTACAAAATCGACAGATTTGCTCAAACTAGCTTTAGATATATCAGCGGCTACGGGTAAAAGTGTTGAGGCAGTATCTAACGCTTTGGGTAAAGCCTATGAGGGAAATACTGGCGCTTTGGGGCGTTTAGGTGTAGGCCTATCAACTGCTGAAATTAAGTCTCTTGGTCTTGAAGGGACAATGCTTAAACTTGCAGACACCTTTGGCGGTGCAGCTACAACTCAAGCCAACACTTTTGAAGGTCAATTGGCTAGATTACGGGTTGGCTTTGATGAGGCTAAAGAATCTATCGGCGCTCGGTTATTGCCAATTTTGCAACAGACTTTAGATTATGTAGTTAATACTGCAATACCACAATTTATTAAATTTAAGGATAATGCACTCAAACCAATTCAAGACGCAATAGAAAACAACAGAGAAGGCTTTGAGAAATTTGTAGCTTTCTTAAAAAACTTTGTCATACCAATATTGATTAACACTTTTGGTAATGCACTAGAGACAATTGGCAAAGTAGCAGGGGCTACTATAACAATTATCTCAAAAGTAACTAGTTTTATTAGTAGTGCGGTCGGTGCAGCAATAGATGGCATAAATGCTCTTATCAGAGCCTATAACAAAATTCCTTTGCTGCCAGATATTTCTACAATATCTAAACCATCATTTGCGCAAAGTAATTCTACTGGTGCTAACACAGTTACAGGTGGATCGTTACCATTTGGATTTTCAGCAACAAGTGGGACTTCGTCAGTCCCAAATGTCGTTACTCCTACCTTTACAACTCCGAGCACACAATCATCTGCAAATCCAAATGTCACAGGCACAATGCCTAGCTTCCCATCTGGATTAAGTGGCGCTAATTTAGCTATTCCAACTAACTTTGATGTCAGCAATGTGCGTAGAGGCGATGCAGCTGGCCAACCTATTACTATCAATGTTAATGCCCCAAGCGCCATAGATGAAGAAGGATTTACTAGAGCGGTTGTATTAGCTTTAAACAATAGCAACTCTCGAACTGGGGCTGGCGCACAACAACTTGTGGGCCTATGACAATTTGGAATCCTACTTATCGCGTTAAAGTTGCTGGCACTACAGTCACCAACGCAACTCTAAGCGGTCTTACAATTACTTCAGGCCGAACCGATATTTATACCCAAGCAGTTGCAGGTTATTGCAATGTCACCTTGATTGAGACTAGTGAGACATCAGTTCCATTTGAGATAAATGATGCAGTTACAATAGAAGTGCAAGATTCTACTGCAACTTATGTCAATCTTTTTGGCGGGTTTATTACCGATTTAGGCATTACAGTTCAAACCTCTGGATCAACTGCTACCAGTCAGCAGATAAAAATAGTTGCAGTAGGAGCTTTAGCTAGATTAAATAGAGCCGTATATGTTGGTAACTTTGCGCATCAATTTGATGGTAATCGCTTATTAGAGTTGTTAAGCACATTACTTTTAAATCAATGGAATGAAGTGCCAGCAGCGGAAACCTGGGATGGTTATGACCCAACGACACAATGGCTTGATGCTGAAAATACTGGTTTAGGTGAGATTGACACTCCTGGCGATTACGAGTTACATTCCGAGACAGGATTAAACGACACAATTTATAATCTAGCTTCTCGCTTTGCAACCAGCGGATTAGGTTATTTATATGAGGATAATCAAGGAAGAATCTCATATGCAGATTCGACTCATAGAAGTCAATATCTTGGCACTTATGGCTATGTTAATCTTGATGGCAATCACGCGGTAGGGCCAGCTCTTTCTATAGTTAAACGCTCTGGCGATGTTCGCAACTCAATCACTCTTGGCTATGGAGTTGGTAGTGCGGAAGTTACCGATGAGGATTTAGAATCTATTGAGCTTTATGGCGAGTTAGCTACCTCTATAAAAACTACCCTTAGACATTCGGCTGATGCTGCCGATCAAGCTGCCTTTTACTTGGAAATCCGAGCATATCCACAATATGCTTTTAGGCAGATTACTTTCCCAATGGGCAATCCTGAAATTGACGATACTGACCGAGATGCTTTGCTTTCGGTGTTTATGGGTATGCCTTTAAATATAGAAAATTTGCCCAACAATATGGTTGATGGCCGCTTTCAAGGCTTTGTAGAGGGCTGGACTTGGACAGCAGGTTTGAACAATCTCAGCCTCACCATAAATCTATCGCCGCTTGCATTTAGTCTCCAAGCGTATAGATGGGAGCTAGTAGGTGTATCAGAGACTTGGAATACAATCAGCCCAACTTTGGACTGGTTAGAGGCTACAATAGTCGCTTAAGGAGAAAAATGGCCAATACAACGAATTACAACTGGGAGACTCCAGACGATACTGATCTGGTTAAGGATGGCGCTGCCGCTATTCGCACATTGGGAAGTTCAATTGATACAACTACTAAGAACCTTAACCCACAGACAACTACTGGCGCAATTGCTTATAGATCAGCAACCGCCAATGTAAATACTGCTTTGCCAATAGGTACTGCAAATCAAGTATTGCGAGTTAATTCTGGTGGAACAGCTCCTGAATGGGCAACAAGTGCAGACCAGACTCCGCTAACTACCAAAGGCGATTTATTTGGTTTTGATACTGCTGATGCAAGAATTCCAATTGGGACTAATGGGCATATTCTTACAGCCGACTCCACGCAAAGTCTTGGATTAAAGTGGGCTGCCCCTGCTGGTGGTGGCAAGGTGTTACAGGTTGTTGGAGCTACCACAACTACGGCAACAACAATTGCTTCAGCTACCCTTACTGACACAGGAATTACAGCAAGCATTACCCCAAGCTCTGCAACTTCAAAGATTTTAGTTATGGTTACTGCCGAGTTTAAGCATTTCAGAAATGGTGCTGGTTTCAGCAGCATTGCTGCTGAACTATTAAGAGGTGCAACTGTTATTGGAGATTATGATAAGACAGACCACGATGAATTTGATGGTATGCAATTTGCTGGAAGTTCTGCAAATACATATAAATCTGGCACAACTTCAATAATCATTCTTGATTCGCCATCAACTACTTCTGCAACAACCTATAAATTGCAAGCAAGAGGTTATGATTCAAGCGTAAGCGTAACATTTCAACAAAATAGCGCAACTGGTTCAATAGTATTAATGGAAATAGGAGCATAACGATGGCAAGTCCAGAACAAGTTTTATTATTCCTTAGACCAAATGGCGGCTATGTGCAGGTAGGAACAGAGTATGAAGGTATAATCTTTCAGCCTAGTTGCGAGCCATTTACAAAATCAGAATACGAAGCAGGCTTTGCGCAATATGATGCTTGGAAGGCGCAGCAAGAAGCTGAGCAGGCAGCTGCTAAGGCAGCAGCCGAAGCCAAGTTGGAAGCTCTAGGTCTAACCGCCGATGATTTGAAAGCTCTTGGCCTGTAGAACAATCCCTCAAGATAATGCCTAAACTATGTGCAGCAGGAATTCAACTTCGGGAGCAAATCGATGACGATTATCCTGATCGCGATAGGAAGTCTGACGGCTGGATTGCTGACGCTCGCCACCTTGCTAAAGGCAGTTCTGACCATATACCAGTCGATGGAATCGTTAGAGCTTTAGATATTGATGCTGATTTATCAGCTCACAAAGAAGAGGCTTACGCGCTAGTTGAAAAAATTCGCAAGTTAGCCAAGAAGGGCGATAAGCGAATTAAATACATAATCTACGATGGAAAGATTATGAGTCCGATACTTGGATGGAAGCGCAGAACTTACAGAGGCTCCAATCCTCACCGGTCGCATTTCCATATTTCATTTACAACTTTGGGAGACAAAGATGGCAGTTTTTTCAACCTCGAAGGAGAATCTAATGAGCGACTTAAAGAAAATGGCAGAGAGCTGGGCCAAGACATTCCTAGCAACGGCACTAGCGACCTATCTAGCAGTCGGCCTAGATGTCGATGCAATTGCCAATGCAGCTCTCGTATCAGTCTTGCCTAGCATCATCAATTGGCTTAACCCAAATTATGAGCGTTACGGCAGAGTCAAGTAATGCCAGCGCCCGAGCTTGCAACCTTAGTTGCTTCAGTATTGGGATCTATTGCTTTACTGATTGCTGGCCTTCGCTACATAATCAAATTGGAGAATATTCCAATAGTGTCGCGCCTTGATAAAATGGAGTCTCAGCTAGAATTGGCCCTAGCGAAAGGGGTCAGAAATGGCAACGCGAAAGCGCGTAAGTAAGAAGCCAGTCAAGCGTCCGAAGAGACGCAGGACTACCAAGGAAACACCGCTAACAAAGCTTGATTTTTGGGCTATTGCAGCCAATGAAGTTTATAAGGCTTGCCGTAGAGCTGGTATGGATGAAGGCACTTCGCTGGCCTTTGCTATGGATCGTAGCTCTTATCCTGATTGGATAGTGCCTGCCGATGACCCAATAAAGAAAATTGGTTGGGAAGATGGCGAGGAAGATAACTAATCTACTTTAGAGAGGTTGAGTTATTCGAGGCTCTCAAGTCGCTTTATCCAGACTTGACGCCCTTATCAGCGACCGACCGAGCAGATGGCATTACTAGCGATAGCTATATGGAGCTTAAGTGTCGCAGGACTCATTACGATACTCTGATAATCGAGAAGAAAAAGTGGGACTATCTGGCCGATATAAGGGCTAGAACGGGCGCTAAGACCCTGTATATTAATTCGACACCTAGAGGGGTCTATCAGTGGGACTTAGGGGCTGTAAGCGAGCCTGAATGGGCTCTAAAGCGCCTTCCTATAACGACCGACTTTGCCAACAAAGCGACTAACGAAAGACTGGCTGGCTTCTTAGATATTCGCCACGCCGAGCTGTTACTTGTCTAAATAGATTTAAGCAAATACATTTAACCCGTTAATCCATTTAGGGATTACAGAACGGGAGCAAAATGGTAAATAAAGTAACTCTTATACGATTTGATTCTCAAGCAGGGGCTTGGACTGATGAGACAAATTGGGTTAAGGGATCAATAATCAGACGATTCGCTAAAGAGCGGATGGGCAAGAAGCAACTTAGAGGTCGTTTATCTAAGGCTGAAATCTCTGCATATTGGTTAGATAAATATGGGGTGAGCGCAGATGTTTCCTAATTTATCTGATACGCAAGTCTTTGCAATAACAATCGGCGTTCCATTCTTCGGCCTTTACTTATGGGCTCTTTGGAGTTCAGCCAAAGCTAAAGCCTTTAATGAAGGATATAAGAGAGGGAGAGCAAGTGTCCGATACACAGAAATCATTAAATGAATGGCTCGAAAGTGCTGGAGACACACTATTCGACAGGGGCATCGAGTATGGCGACCCGAGGCACAATTTACTACGCATTTTC